ATGCAAATTTATATTGATGCTGATTTTAAGTGCTATACCGCCTTGAAGGAGGGACGGACAGCGCTTGAAACCGATTTTTTTGAGGGCAAGTGCGCAGCCTACATTGAGGGCTACCGCTTTGTCCCGGCCGGGAAGACCTGGACGGCAGAGGACGGCACGGTGTATCCCGGCGAAATGATTACTCCATGGAAACCCTGGGCGGAGCTGGACGCCAAGCAGCGAGAGTATGAGCGGGAGCAGTATGAAACCCTGACCGCGCAGAATGCGGAGTACGAAGCCGCCCTGTCCGAGATTGAAACTGCACTGGGGGTGACATGATGACCATTGAGGAACGGAAACAGAGAATCCTTGCAAAAATCACAGAAATGAAAGCCGAGGGCGCAGATATGCAAAATGCGCTGACCATCTTGGAGGTGAAGCCGGATGCAGAAGTGGAGTAATGGCGCAAAGAAGCGGCTGGTGGAGATCCGTGCCGCCGAAGATGGGGAGCAGGACATGAGAGCCATTGCGGCGAGTATTGCCAAGCTCCCCCCTGGCCAGCTGAAAAAAGTCCTGACGGATGATATCCTTGCCATTTTGGCGAAGTACGGGGTGGTGATAAAATGAACACACGGCAAATCCAGAACCTGTTGGATTATCTGGGCTATGCCCCCGGTAAAATTGACGGGCTGGACGGTACAAATACCCGGAAAGCTGTCAAGGCATTTCAGCTGGACTTCGGCGGCGTGCGGAAGGTGCGGGCCGGGGGGGCAGAGGCGGAGCCGGAGTGGACGGACGAGAGGTTTGAGGAACTTTAAGGAGGAATGCATTATGGCAACAGTAGACAGTAAATTGGCGACCGAGTTTGTAGCATCTTCTTACTTCCGGAAGGGACGGGAGAAGACTCTGACCAGGGTGACGATCCATCACGCGGTTATGGTCGGCAACGCCAGAATGGTGGCGGCATCGTTCCGGGGGACGGATAAGAAGTCCGCGACCTACGCCATTGGCAACGACGGCAGCATCGTGCAGTGCGTCAAAGAGGAGGACACACCCTGGACCTCCAACAGCTTCGACAACGACTCCAGGGCGATCACCATCGAGGTGGGCAACAGCTCCGTGAAAAAGCCATGGCCTATCAGCGACGCGGCAATGGAAGCCCTGATCTGCCTGCTGGTGGATATCTGTCAGCGGAATCCCGGCATTGGACGACTGCGGTACACCGGCGATTTGTCGGGAAATTTGACCATGCACAAATGGTTCTACAATACCCAGTGTCCCGGAGACTACCTGACAGAGAAATTCGGATGGATCGCCGATGAGGTCAACAAACGGCTGGATGCGGCCAATGTGCCAAAGGTGACCACCGTGTATGATCTGTCCGCCGTGGGCCTGCCGGAGACGCTGGCGGAGGGGATCCGCGCCGAACTGGAGTCCGCTGGGTACAGCGCCGTACTGACGGCCCGGGAGGTCAAGCAGGAACTGCCGGTGACGCCTGCGGAGCCGGAGGGTTACCACAGCATTGCGGGCGAGGCAGTGGCGACGGCGGCGCAGATGATCGCCTACATCAAGGCCAAGCGGCCCGGGGTGGAACAGTCGGTTGTGGATATGATCCCGCTGTACCTGAGTGAGAGCAAGGTTGAGGGCATTGCCGGGGATATCGCGTTTGCACAGAGTTGCGTGGAGACGGGGCTGTTTTCGTTTCCGCAGGAAACCTGCGCTGTGAAGCTGTCGCAGAATAATTTCGCGATGATGGGCGTTACGAGTACCTTTGCGCATGGAGAATCCTTTGCGACGCCGCAAATTGGCATCCGGGCACAAATCCAGCATCTGAAAGCCTATGCCAATGCCGAGGCGCTGAAAGGGGTATGCGTTGACCCGAGGTTTAAGCTGGTGACCCGCGGAAGCGCCCCCTATGTGGAATGGCTGGGGCAGAAAGAAAACCCCAAGGGCAAGGGCTGGGCATCTTCTGCCGGTTACGGCAAAAAGATTCTGGATGCACTGGCGGAGATCCGGGGGACCCAGGCACCTGCTGAGGACAAGCCTGCTGAGGACACGCTGGCGCTGGGGGATGTTGTGACCATGCAGGGCGGCGCACCGGTGTATGGGGCCAACAAGGAATTCTGCAGTTGGGTATACAGCAAGAAGCTGTATGTGCGGGGCATTGACGGTGACAAGATCACCGTGAGCATCTATAGAACGGGCGCGGTTACCGGCAATGTACATCGGAAATATTTGGCCAAGATTTAAGGAGGAAAAACAAATGAACGACAAACTGGTAGCAATCAAGGCCGCTATTGCGGCGGTACTTACGGCCATTGGGACATTCCTGGGCTGGAAGGGCATTATGATGATCGTATGGGTGGCGGCCATGGCGCTGGACTATCTCACCGGCACCCTGTCCGCCTGCAAGGGCGGCGAGTGGAGCAGCAGCGTGGCCCGGGAAGGTTTGTGGCATAAGGGCGGCATGATCGCTGTCGTGGTTGTGGCGACTATCGCTGACTGGGTAATGGTGATCATTGCGGAGTATATTCCCATCGGAATCCACTGGCCCGGGATCGTGCTGCCGCTGGTGCTGGCATGGTACATTATTACGGAGCTGGGAAGCATCCTGGAGAACGCTGTGAAGATGGGGGCAAAGGTGCCCGAATGGCTGGTGAAGCTGCTGAAGGCCAGTGCGAATATGGTTGAACACGCCGGGGACGGAAGCGTCACGGGATTGGACGACGGAGACATGAGCGCAATAGACAGCGTTCAGGAATAAGACAGTTTTGGGGCACCGCTGAAAAGAAGCGGTGCCCCGGTTTTTGCGTTTATTGGGATGCTGTTGGGAATGGAAATGCCCGTGCGGCGCTGTCAGAGAGGCCATTGGTTTTGCTTGTGGCGGGCCTTTTTGGCATCGTCTTTGTGCAGGTGGGCGTCGATAAAATGGGTTGTGGACTGAGGGGGCTTCGGGGACTGCCTGGATTCCGGAATGTCCTCAGGGGTGGAGCCGTGACGGCTGGGAAGAACCAGGACCAGGACGGCGAAGGCGGCAAGGGTCAGACAGAAATAGGTCATGTTGCATCCTCCTTGTCGGTAAGGTCAAACAAGGCAATTTCCGGGGTGGCGGGCCGGGCGGCGAAATAGACGCCGTGGTCATAGTGTTCGTCTGTGACGGCGTCGAACCAGATAATATCGCCGTGGAGGGACTGAGCGGCTTCCATGGCGGCACGTGCCTGGGTTTCGTTGATGGCGTCGAAATGGGTACGGGTGCCATCGGCAAAGGCGGCGGCGAGACGGTAGGGGAGGTGGATGGTGTCCATAATTGCAGGCCTCCAAAAAATTTTTGAAAAAAGGCTTGAAAAAAAGACGCTAATGTGCTAAAATAGCAAAGTTTAAATTTGGGGCGCGGGAACGCCCCAAATTAGATTAGGGCCCAGACCTCTGCTCAAGTCGCGGCTCAACTGGATTTAGATGGTTGGAATTGGCCGCGTCCTGCGAGGGGGGCGGTCATTTTCATTGCTACCGAGTACAAATCTCGATAACGCCAAAAATGACGACAGCGAGAAGCGTAAGGAGCGCGATAACATCGGAAAACTCCATGCGCATCACCTCCAGTATGTTATAATGGCAGGTGAGCCGTCAGCCCTTTCTCTATCAGTTAGGGTAGTCCGCAAATATGATTTTGTCAAGGCTTTTTTGCATAAAAATGGAAAAATTGCTGAGGGTGCGACAAAAATTTCAAATGACCCGGCGGCGTTGTGCCGCCGGGATGTTTTTTACAAGCCCAGAACAGAACGGGCAGCGCGGAGGGCGTTGTCGGTGAGTTGGCGCTGCCAGGCTTGGTTTTTGGGAGACCAGCGGAAGCCGTTGGCTTTCAAGGCGGCACGGAGGTCGGCATCGGGGATGGCATTGAAGAGAATCTGCAGGCGGTTCTGGTCCGCGTTGCGGACGATCTCACCGGATGCGCATGTTGTTTCAAAATGGATGGCGGAAGCATCGGCGGGGGCGGCGTGGAGCCGTTCGTATTCCTCCAGGCGTTCCCGGGCACGCTTCAGCTTGCCCCGAAGGGAAGACAGCTCGTAATCCGGACAGGGGCTCTGGGCAAAGGCAGGGGAACGGAGAATTTCGGCATCCAGAGCTGCGGACTGGGCAGGGGTCAGGTCGGCAAAGCCTGCCATGGTTTTCTGCCTGCGGTAGTGGGCGTTCATGGCTTCGTCCTGGGAAAAGGCATCCTCCAGGGATTTGACCCGTTCTGAGAGCATTTCCCGGGCGTTGGGGTCGGCAAAGTCGATGGGGCCGGTGCCTACGGAGCGGATAACGGTCAGGATATGTTCGATTTGCCGGTATTCTGCCCACAGGGCATCCTCCCGGGCATTCTGACGACATTTCTTGGCCGTGGGGAAGTTTGCGGGGCCGCAAATCAGGACGGAGGGACAGGAAGCGCCGTTTGTATTGTAGGCGTTTGTCCAGGCGGCAAGGCGGCGGGCGTAGGAGTCCAGAAGGGAATCCAGTCGGGAATGATAAAAGGGGCTGGTATGGCGCTTGCGGTCCGCAGTAAGAGCGGCGGCTGCATCGACGGCGGCCCGGTATTCGGCGGTGGCAGAGCCGGGTGCATAGTCGAAAAAGCTGGTCATCTCATGACAGCGGCGGGCAAGGTCTTCATTGATTTCGTAATACATGGTATCTGCTCCTTTTCTTTTGAAATGGCCGGGCGGCGTTGTGCCGCCCGGGATGGTTAATCGATCTGACTGTAGGTCAGGGCGTCGTAGCCCTGGGATTGCAGGTAAGCTGTGGCGGTTTCGGCGGCAGTTTCCCGTTTGTTGGCCTGGCCGGGGGTATGGAGGGGGAAGACGTAGACACTGCCGGATGTACTCCAGCGGTAGCAGCCGCAGCCTGCCTGCCGGGCGGCCTCCTCCACCAGGGCGGAACGCCAACGGGGCAGGGAAATGGCGGGAGAATCCAGATTGCAGGTCCCGCCGTCGGGGACCCGGGCAGCTGCGGCCAGTCCAGCGGCCCGGGCGGCCCGGAGGGAATCCCGCAGAGCGGCGTATTTGCCGGAGAGGGCGGGGATCTCGTTATCCGGGCGGTGTGTCCGGCGAAGATGGGCAAAGTCGGAAAGGACGGTTGCTTCGGATTCGGAATGCAGGATCACATATTCCGTCTCACAGTCGGCGGAGAGAAGAGCGATTTCAAACTGGCCGGGGGAAAGCTCCACGGCGGACAGCAGCACGGGGCGGCCCTGGTGGGTGTAGCGCTCCTGTTGGATACGGTTGGGGTAGGTCATGGGGATGGCTCCTTTCAGTTCCGGTCAGGTGGCTCGGTAATAATAGGCGGAACGTTTGACGCTCCAGCGGGCACCGGCGGCCTCCAGGTCTTTGGCGTGGGCGGTGGTGTCGCCCTCTACCCAGACCACGGGGGAAGCGGTTTGCAGGCCCTTAATTGTGGCGGTCATGCCGTCGGAGGTAAAGCGGGCGGCAAATGCCCGGGCAGCGGCTGCGGGGACCGCTGCGGGCTGCTGGGGCTGAGATTCGGCCAGCTGGGCCCGAAGGGCTCCAAGTTCTGCGGCCTGAGCAGCGAGCTGGGCGCGGAGAGAAGCAGCCTCTTTCTGAGCATCCGCAACGGTATTTTCATCTGCGCAGCAGGTAAGGACGGCAGCGCGGAAGCGGTCCGTTTGGGAGGGATTCATGGGCATGATCAAGGCAACGGGGCCGTCGGCGTTGTAGGCCATGGCAGGATTCAGCGCGCCGGTGGAATGGATCATGACGTCCCGCAGTGTGGACAACAACGCATGGTCGAAGAGGGCAACGAAAGAAAGATCATCGGCACAGAGACCGGAAATGGTTGTTTTGCCCTGGTGTGTGGTGAGGTCTGGGACAGTCAAAGCGGGGATGGCCGCCGTCTCCTGGAAGGTTTTCCGGAAGAGGTCCGTTACATAAGCGGAAGCAGTGTCTTCCCGTTGACCATCGCGGATTGTGAAATTTCCGGCGGGGCAGAGAGTAACAGGGCGGGCAATAAAATCATACTGCGCCGAGGTCATGCGGTAGCAGATGGCGCCGGTGTAGACGTAGATATTGCCGTCGGTATCGATTTCGCAGCCGATGCGCGGGGCGGCTTTCAGGGTGCGCTGGACAGATGCGAAAACGAAACTGGAAACGGGCTTTTTAGACATGGTTGATTCCTCCATTTTATTTTTCCCTGGGGCTGGGCCGCTTTGACGGGTGCGGCCCGGCTGGGGTGTCCCGGGGCGAATTAACGGATTTTCTCCACTTGCAGGAAGTGAAACAAATAAGCCTTTGTGCGGTAGAAATGGGGATCCGGGCGGTCGGGGTCTGCGCCTGCTTCCTGAGCGGACTTGCCGGGCTTGTCCGTGTAGCGCCAGAGCTGGCAGCAGAGGGCGGCGTGTTGCCCCTTTTTGACGGAGTAGCCTAGGGACTTCCACTCGGCAAAGGTGTGGAAGGAATCGGCGGCCATGAGGGCGGAAATGACTTCGTAGGGGGATTTGTCACCGTCAGGGGAAACGGTGACGCGGGCGGCATAAGCGGTACGCTGTTCGGTGGAATAGGTGGCGGCTACCAGCTGGGAGAGCTGAGCAGGGGTAAAAGATGTGCGGACGGCGTTAAAAATGATTTCGTTGTTTGTCATGGTGAAAACCTCCAGAAGATTGAAAAGCACTGTTGCGTGCTGCTAATTGCGTTTGAATGATAGCACGCAACAGTGCAACCGTCAAGCACTATTGCGTGTTTTCTGCGTTTTATACAAAATCCTGTTGCGTGCTGTGTGCAATTTGCACAGTTGCGTGTTGCGGCCTTTTGGGGTATAATAGCTGTGTCTGAACAACAGGAGGGGACGCTATGCCAGTATCCGAAACCAAACGCAAGAACAACGATAAGTACAACGAGAAATGCGATTATATCAGCATCCGCCCAATCAAAGAGCGTGGGCAGGAAATCCGTGCGGCGGCCGCGGCCGCCGGGCAGAGCCTGCAGGGGTATATCTTACAGGCCTGTGCGGAGAGAATGGCCAGGGACGCAGAGCAGGCAGAAAGATAAACAGAGACGGCGGTCAGACCTGGGAAGATTCCAGATCTGGCCGCCGTCTTTTCTTTTGCATGTTGGTAATTTATCGTACCTGTGCCCGTGCTATACGCACGCTTGCGCCCGCGCGAAAAGGTACTGCGCGCGCATATACGCATATGTGCGGCGGCGGTGAGCCCAAAATAGGCCTAGTTTTGAAAAATTTTTATTTGATTTCATTCATATTGCTTGCCGTGGGGCAGATGGATTCCTCGTGGGCATAAAAGTCTAGAGAAATCGTCACTTTTTATCAACAGAAAAAGCAATATCGAAAACGACAACGAATGAAAAGTGGGAGATTGAACATTTCACGATACGTTCACTACGGAATGTGATTGTGCGGCGTTTTTCCAGTTCATGCCAGCAGTTGGAGAATGGGCATTGCGGATAGATTATCTGCATTTAGTTTTACATTTTGTTTGGCTAACCATACAATACTAAAAAGTATAGTATCTTAATCGTATATTATACCCGTCATTTTTCACAACAAACGCCATAAAATCAGGCAAAAACACCCGTTTTCCCTACGCAATAAACTACGCAGTAAAACCCAATTCCTACCAATTCAGCCCGCCAAACCCCAAAATCCCGTTTTTCATTTTCCCTCAAATTTCAAGCTCAAAAAGCAAAAAAGTGGTGGATTCAACGGCAAAAACCATTAAATCCACCACGATGGCGGAGTGAGAGGGATTTGAACCCTCGCGCGCTTTTTAGACGCCTACTCCCTTAGCAGGGGAGCCCCTTCGGCCTCTTGGGTATCACTCCGAACGAAAAGCTATTCAGCTGACTGCCCGGATATATTAGCATACATGGGAAGAAATGTCAAGAAGAATTTTGCCGAAGCGATGGAAACACCGCCCCGGCAGGAATATCACTTTTTCCGGAACACCAGCAGCTTGCTGCCTACGTAATTGATGATGATGACCAGCACCTGGGTGATGAGCTTCCAGATATTGCCATTTCCATGGAGCAGGTCCACAGAGACAAACAGGATGGCAGTTTCAATCAGGCCGGAGGACAACCGGGTGGCCACGAATTTGCTCAGTTCCGGCAGGACCACCTCTTTGGACCAGTCGTGGCTCTGGAACACAAAGGGCTTGTTGGTCACAAAGGCGAAGGCCACCGCCACCACCCAGGCAATGCAATTGCTTACCGAGGCTGGCAAATGCAGCCAGTTCAGGCAGGGCAGATAGACAAGATAATTGACCACCGTGGTCAGCACGCCGAAGACCAGATAGGTAACAACGTCAAAATGGGCCTTCACGAAGGCCATCAGTTTTTCTTTCATTGCGATTTCTCCCGTAGTTTTTTTCCTATTATAGTAGCATGGACCTTTTTTAATTGCAACTGTTATTTTGGTACCGTCAGCCAATTGAATATCAAAAAACAGAGGCTTTCTCAAAATTGCTGAAAACAGTACAAAAATCCCCTCCAGACAAATCGCAAGGTCTGGAGGGGGTTGTTATGTTAGGAAGGAATACCGAGATGAATCTATTGCAGATGAACAAGCAAAAAAAGTGCCTGCGGAATTCCGTTTATTTTCCTGGTTTACTTGACAGGGGGTAGTTCAAAATCCGTGGCGTTTTCTGTAATTTTTTTGTAAAACCATTGACAAAAGCAGACTGCTTGCCCGGTCATTTTCCCGGGGAAGGGCGTTTTTGCACCAAATTTTGCTAAAAAGAAAAAAGGTGTTGACAAATTCCTCCTGCTGTGGTAATATAATCGGGCGTTGAGCGTGAGCTCAATGCTTGAGTGAAGAAATGGGCGAGTGGTGGAATTGGTAGACTCGCTAGATTCAGGTTCTAGTGTTCATTGCGGACGTGCGGGTTCAAGTCCCGCCTCGCCCACCAATTTCTTTCCTCAATGAAAAAGCTGATACGGGCGAGTGGTGGAATTGGTAGACTCGCTAGATTCAGGTTCTAGTGTTCATTGCGGACGTGCGGGTTCAAGTCCCGCCTCGCCCACCAGCTTTTTCTTTTTCAATTCAATATGGGCGAGTGGTGGAATTGGTAGACTCGCTAGATTCAGGTTCTAGTGTTCACTGCGGACGTGCGGGTTCAAGTCCCGCCTCGCCCACCAAAAGAGGAGTGCTGCGGCATTCCTCTTTTTCTATGGCAGCGCCCCCGCGAGCTGCGGGCGCTGCTGCGGCTATACATTGCCGGAAACGCTCCAGCAGCGGTTTCGCTGGCTGTAAAACAGCTCCACCGGGTATTCCCGCCAGCCTGCCTTGGCAATGCACAGGAAGCGGATGCCCTCCCAGCCGTAGCGGTTTTCCTGCTTTTCCTGGACCACCTGCAAAATGTCCACCCGTTGGGGGCCTGTTTCGGAGCAGAGGCGCAGACGCAGAGGGCGGAGCTTCCCATCCGCCCCCCACAGGGCGATCACATCCACCGGCCGCAGCAATTGTTCCAT